TAAGTCTTTTATCTTTTGCATCTAGTTCTTCCTTATGCTTTCCAAAACTGACGCGAGCACTGTTAACGATAGTAAGATCGTTGCCCATCCACTCCACCAAATCAACTCTGCCAATTCCGTCTCCATAAAGCTCAATGCTCCTGTTCATTTTGTCCCCTTCTATTATGCTAGGTTTGGCTCCCCAATGTCGAGGAACTCATAAATACTATTAAAGTGAGCCCTTGCAACCTCCCACTGTCCTTCTTCAGTAGCAAGATACTTGGCGTCATCGATATTAACGTAGAAGCCGTTCTCTGTCAATAATGAAGGCATAGAAGTTTTTCGAAGAACATAAAAGGATTGGTTCTCCACGATCTTGCGCGGGCGCAACTCAGTAGCCTTGTATTGGGTCATGAGGTTAGAAGCAATTGTGCCAACGTCACCACTGTTGCGGTAGACAAAAACTGACGCTCCACGAGCTTTCTGAGAAGGACCAGTGTTGGAACGGCCAATAGCGTTTGCGTGAACAGAAAGGAACAAAGTTTTGCCTCTCTTATTCTCTTTATTTGCTCGTGACACTCTAGTGGACAGAGGAACATCGGATTGCTCTAGCTCTTCCCAAGTACGGTCCTCGGTAACATAGCAGCCTTCAACTGGATCGTAAACTTCGATGCCCTGCTTCAGGAGCATAGTCATAAGCTTGCTTGCTACTCCTCTATTAAAAACACCCTCGTAGAAAGAAAACTCTTCTGGTTCAGTAAAGTGATACTGCTTACCTGCAGTCTGGTATTTACCATCGATCATGCCACCATGACCGTAATCCAATATAACTCTGTCAAATTTCATTTTATTTCTCCAAGTTGTTTATATGTCTCTCAATATACCACTTTGCCTTTTTTAGATCTTCAGTGGCATTAAAGTTCTTCTTACCTGCTCGCAAGACATACTTAATTACATTTCCAAGAGAAAAATTTAGGTCATATGCTTCAATAATTTTAATAGCTTCATATGGATTTTCTTTTCCGCCGTAGTGGTCAGGATGATCAACAGCCTCTTTCGGCATGTCGTAAATATCTATATGTTTATGTGTCATGGCACATAATCCTCTAGAAGCTTTTTAAACTTCTCTTTCAAAAACTCGTTAATCCCTTCTGGTGCTTCAACGAGAACAGGTATAGCTCCTACACCCTCTTCTGTCCATTTTTTGGCTAACTCATTACATTGGTATGGGCAGTCATCAAAATGAACATGTATTCCATTTTTTTCTAAAGTTGTAACCTTACTTCTATTTGATGTATAAAATACTTTCTTTACAGGCAACTTTAACTGAAACACTAACTCTTCTGGAGAAGGGGAGTTGTCGTGTTCTGGAATACTCACTCCTCTTATCCTTGCTGTCGTAATGTAAATCTCACAACCTTGATTATATAAGTCTCTCATTGTTTTAATATTACTATGATGAGGCTCAGTATATACTGCATCTACTGCATAGCCTGCCTCATTATACAAGTATTCGTACTTGATAAGCGTATTATCATAATCAAAAGAAATTTTAGGTACACTCACAATTCCCCCAGTAAATTAATTACTAACTTTCTTGCAACACTGCCATTACGTGGTTGCTTTCTACTAGATAGAAATCTCCTTCGGCTGTTGTTACTTCTCTAATGACATGAGTTGGAACAACAAGTTTATTTCCTTTCTCGAATCTATCAGTGCTAGACACAACAGTCACTACTTTGTAAGGACTTTCTGTGGCTTTGTAATCATCAGGTAAAAGGACGTAAGACTCGCTCTCTCGTTGCTCTTGTACAGAAACATGTACAAAGCCATTCACTGGTACGACATTCATATTAAACTCCAAACTTGTCTAGAACTCTTTCATGTGTTCTATATTCTCTATCACTTAAAAAGACTGTTGTCAATTTATTACAGTTTTTACATCTAAACCTAATTGCAACATGCCCAATAGTCGCTTCAATGTGACTTGTGGGCATGTATGAATGTTGCTTCTCACCTTCACATTTGGTCAGAAGCTCGTGCTTTGGTAGCAAATGATTAAAGTTCATTCTCTCACCTCCATATTGTTTCATAATACAAAAGTGAGAGAATGTCAATATATTTTCAAGTTATCTCACAAGCTCCGCCTCCGCAGGCCACCTCTCCCGAAAGATCGGTGTTGTCTTGAGTCTCTATAACATTAGTTAGATCGACTCCTGCAAGGCTCTTGAGAAGCTTATTGTAGGTTTCCTCATCACAATCCTCAAATGGAGCTTGCTTATAGCTGTGCTCAGAGTGTGGAAGAACCGACAGTCCATTGTAGTGGTCACGGTTTTCCCACATCCACTCACCTACCGGAGCCCATTCTTCTTCTCGGATGGTAACAGTAGCACTCACATTATGGGTGTTTTGGCCCTTACGGTGTCCTGTCTTGATCCATTCTACACTGACCCTCTTGACTCGCTCAAGCATCTCTAGAGCACTCTCAGAGCGCGTGATGGCACCTTCTGGTGCCTTCTGTGGAGCAGAGATAACAGCAGTGTCGTGTGGACGGAAGAACTCATCCTCAATCAACTCTGGGTGGTACTCGGAGAGGTAGCCATAGATAGCCTCGTTCTTTCCAACTCGGACACGACGAATGTAGTAGTCATTGTGCCAAGCGTGAATGCCTGAGGAAGTTCCAAGAGTTAGAGAAGTTGTTCCTGCTGGCTTAACACAAGTTGTACGAGCAGCTGGTCTAATCCCTAGCATAGCTGCTACTCTTGCGTTCTCCTGCTTGACAACTTCAGCAGCAGCCTTCATGTCAAGGTCGAGAACAGCGCCTGATGCAATGCCAGTCATAGACACGCCGATAAGAGCATCCTTCTCAGTATTTCGTTGCCAGACAGGACGAAGGTAATGGAAGTCAGTGTAGCTTGCCTGTAGTGTTCCGATGAACGCCGCTGCACGTACACGCTCCTCAAGATCTGCCTGATCCACAACATTAGAAACATTGACCTCGGTCAAGTTACAGAACTGATAAGGTCGGAGTGCAATCTCACAACAAGGGTTAGTTCCCCAGTCCTTATCATAGGTGAAGTAGAAACCGGGCTCTCCAGCGCCAGATGCCTTTACACGATCCCAAAGATCCATAAAGAATTCCTTAGAGACCTTGTGGCGCATGAGGACAACAGAGTTGTTAGCACGACCACGCTGTGGGTTAGTCTCCCACCAGTTTCCAGACTTTGCAGCAATCATCTCATCGTCGTCAGCAGAGAACAAGGAAATAAGAGCAGCACGACGAATACCACCTGCCAGAACTGCATCAGCAATGTGGCAAACCATATCATGAACTTCAATAGGAGTTAGCTTCTCACCGTTTTCCTTGCGATCAAGAATACCCTGAACCTTAACCAAACACTCTTTAAGAGGCTGTGGTCCGGGAGCCTTTCCACCCGAGGTTACTAGTCGCGCACCCTTTGGTCTAATATCCGAGAAATCGAAACGCAACTTAGATGTTCCATTGAAATAAGATAAAACAAGAACTTTAACTGCGTCTGCCCAGCCCTCAATTGAATCACTGATCAGGTAACGACGAGTTCGCTTAGGGTTTGGGCGGCTGATCTCTGGGAGTTTATCAACATGGTGATTCTGGACAGAGAACCCAACGCCTGTACCTCCCAACAACAAAAACATAGCTTCTGCAAATGCACGAGGATCATCAATAGGCATATAAGCACAGTTAAAGACTCGATTGGGCGCAACTTCAATTGGCTTTCCGCCAAACTGCATTGAGCGCATGGAAGGCAAAACCTTCTTGTCGTAAACAAAACTGTATGCGTGCTCAATCTGCTCTTCCCAAACAGGGAACTTCTTGATGTGCATTGCCTTGTTTCTGTCTACAATCTCGTCAAACGTCTCACGACGGAAAAGATCGTCTCTGTACTTTGCGTACTTCATGTGGACAGTAATGTCCGATAGTATCTGTGATGAAATTTCCATTTTATGCATTCTCCCTTTGCTGTTGTCTGAATTTCTTATACTTTTCTTTCAGGACATCTGCCTGACTCTTAACACTGACCTCTTCCGCTTCTTCATCGCTAGGCGGAAGAACTCTAATCTTTACGTTACTAGTATCCATAAAGATAGGATACACAAGTCCGTCAGGACCATTTCTGTTCTTAGCAACATAAATTCTACCAGAATTAGAAGTCTTGTCATCAGCAGTTCTAGATACCGTGTAAATAAAATCTGCGACGAAACACTTACTAAATGCTTCTGAAATTGATTCCAT